GCTGCTGTTTCTATTCCATCAAGTTTACTATGGTCAGCATCAGTAAAAGCATTGGTATCACTATTACTTTCGTAAGCAGTTTTTATTTCGCTTGCAGTTTGATCTGCTGTCGCACCTGTCTCAATACCATCTAATTTAGTTCCGTCAGTTGCTACGTCACGACCATCAACCGTTCCAGTGACAGTGATATTTCCTGTTATATCAACACCCGCACCAACATCTAAGTTTTGTGCAACAGTTGTAGTTCCATCTGAAGCAATACTAAATCTATTTGCACCATTAGTAGAGTCTCTAACTGTAAAAACTCCATTACTATTTTTTATTGCAAAATCACTATTGTTATCAGTATCAATTAATTCAAGTTTTGGTTGAGTATTTTGTATTGCTAAATTTCCTGTCATTGTGTCATCAGCATCTGACCTGACAAAACTTGCAGAGGATATGCCATCTAGTGTGTCAGCATCAAGCCCACTACCTGCTCCATCAACAGTTTTTATTAAAGTTAAAATTTCACTTGCTGTTTGGTCAGCAGTAGCACCGCTTTCAATACCATCTAGTTTTGTACCGTCTGCTGCAACATCTCTTCCGTCAACAGTTCCAGATACAGTAATATTTCCTGTAACACCTAATGCTCCTGTAGCACCAGTTCCAGTTGTTACTATATTCTGACTACCAAAATCAGGACTAATTTTTGTACCTGCAATAGCAGCACTGGCATTTATATCAGCATTAACAATACTAAGGTCAGATATGTTTGCACTCGTAACTGTGATCGCTGTTGGTAACGCTCCAGTTGCTAATTTACTAAGAGATATAGCTGCACTAGCACTAATATCAGCATCAACAATACTTAAATCAGTTATATTTGCACTGGTAACAGTAATTGCTGTAGGTAATGCACCTGTGGCAAGTTTTGTTAAAGCAATCGCAGCACTTGCATTTATATCTGCATCTACAATCGCTCCATCGGCTATCTTGGCACTTGTTATCGCACTATTATTTATACTAATTGCTGTTCCATTACTTGATACTGTAACGTCACCTTTATCACCATCAGGTAAACTAGGACCCTGTGGACCTTGAGTTTTTACAGTAACAACACGGGTTTCTCCGTTTACTGTAACTGTATTTTTTGTAGTCGTAACATTTACAGAAGTCATGCCGTGTATCCTTCACTTACATATATAGTACCCTCTAAATAATATTCTTTCGACCCCGAAGGAGCAGTTAACAAAACATC